AAAGGTTCTCAGGTTTGGTTTTTGCAATATCGCACTCTGTAGCTGAGATTATAAGGGTTTAACAGTTAATCACCCACACCTTTATTAATTAAAATGGTAAATCTTCCGTTTTGTGAAATCCATCAGCAGAAGCTGTCTCTGTTACAGGAGTAGTAGATTCAGTAATCTTCTCACTTACTACTTTCCACGCACCAAGATCCGTGTACCATTTGTTGTTAAATTCTCTTGCATTAATATTAAAAAATACCTCTACAACTTGACCAACTCTATTGTAAGTCATAAAGTTTGTTGTTTTCTCTTCACCAAATACTGTGAAGTAAACATCTTTAGGGTACTCACCTTCTGTGGTGATAACAAACCCTAACTTTTTCCATTCCTTTCCCGCTTTTGACGTTCCAGTTTCTAGTTTAGCGATTTTTGTAATCTCGCCTTTTAAAGATAAATCTCTCATCCTTTTCTTTGTTTAGTTAAAATTAAAATTAAAATTGCTCATAATATTGGTCTACGACCTTTAAAAAAAAATCTCTTGCTTGAGGTGTTTTATTCATTTCATCAACACATAATCCTACAAGTGGACTAAACTCTTCGTGATAGTTTAGATGAAACCTTATTTGAAACTCATCATCTTTGTCTGTTTCATTCACAGATACC